ATTTGCTTGTCATGGTATAACCTCCTTTTCCCTGCACCTGTCAATGTCATAGATTAAGGTCTCACCTTCAGAGCATAGACCGCCCCGGTTGTTTTAAGGACCGGCAGGCATTTATCCTGAACCCTTAGCCAAATTCCCTCCGGGTCTTTCCGATCCCAGGTATCAGCAAACATACCATACCTTGCCGGGATGCCGAAAGGAGCTTCCACCATTTCCGCTATGTTCTGGCCCTGGACTCTGTCAGCAAAGAAGACCATATAATCATCCGGAATGAAAGAACGATTCATGTAAACATAGTCCTCGGTCGCTTTGTAGCTAGTCGAAGGTGCGGACGAAACAGTCACGGTTCCGGCGTCTTCATCAACAGAGGCGATGGTCTCAGACTCAGAAGTCCCAGCAGAAGCATCCACGAACGTCAGGGTGCCGCCAGCCACAAAATCAGCCGCGTCATCAACAGAGATAGTCGTGGTAGAGCTTGCGGTAACAACAGCGGTCAGGTTGGCGCGGACTTCATACTGTTCATCATAAACCTCATAGATCAGGTTTTTATGGAACAGGTTCCCGATGATACTGGGATTCGCGTTGATCAGTTCATTCCCGCCATTGAACAGATTCCCGTCTCCAAAGGTTGACTTCGAAAGCAGGGTTAGGATGTCGTTATCAGAGGCAATATATTCCAGGACGGACGAGTTACTGATCGCTCTTACGATGGTAGCGCCGCATGCATCCCGGACAGTCCGGTTCGCTGTATTGAAATCAGCGAGGATGGTCCGATCGGCTCCATTATACCAGCTTTTATTAGCGGTAACGGTAACAATGTGCGAGCTGGGGATGCCGTAATCAACTTTTATAGTGGTGTCTCCGGTGGATTTATAGGTAAACCCATTATTCCACAGCATCTGAGAAATCATCCACTCACGCCGGCGCATGGACATATTGCCCATCTCCGCCATTTCCATGGACAGCTTTTGAGACGCCACCATTTTCTGTGCGGTTGTCCCGGGCTGGCGCAGGTTGTTCAAGAACTCTTCGTCGTAATACCGCTTTTGACCGAAGAAGGCAACCTTTGCTTCGTGCTGTGCAATGCCCCGGCTATAACCCATGGGCGTTTCCTGCCCAGGGCCTTTAAACGGGACCATACCCCTTCCGCCAACCGTGCTGTCCCATTTAATAGAATCAGTCTCGGACATGGTAGTCGGGAACAGGCTCAGAAGACGGAGCTGCGGGTCGGCTGTAAAAAGCTGAAAATACCCACTGATCGTCGAGAGCTTCAGTTCATCAATATCGCTGTATCCTTGCATAAAAAATTTCCCCTTTCCTTGTTTAAATTAAAGAGACAAATACTGACCATCGACAGAGGCGGAAATGTCCGTCCGTGCTTCTGAGTCAACATTTGTGGTCATACCATTGTACAGCAGGGCATTCTTCTTAATGAGCGCACCAAGCGCCCCAGCCGCTGTGCTTCCTGCGCCGGTGTCCCGAGTTTGTTGAAGAATACCGATACAAATGTCAGAACTTTTAACGCACAGATAGGCAAACCGTGCGGTGGTGAAGCTGGTCCCGCCAGTTGCCGTGGTGACGGTGATTGCTGCCATGTGCGTGTAGGTCGTCCGGTTGATGGCGGTGATGGCGCCAAGCTGTTCGAGAGTTGTCGTGTCGTCATGGATATAAACATCGTCCGCGACGGAGAACTTGTAGCTGTCATCCATCGTCACATACAGGATGCTCGCCGTGGTCCCGCTGTCTTGGACCAGATAGGCACGTCCAGGAGCGATTTCAGCACCGGTTACAGTGGTAGGATCATATGGGACGTACTTTCCCTTATTGCCGGCAGCCGATCCGTTTACAGCCATAGCCGTACCGAGTTCAATTTTACCATACCCAGCCTGAAGGGTAATCGGTCTGATAATCGCGGAATCCGGGTTGGACTTAAAAAGTCTCCGGTAATCGCTTTGCGATCCCCTTGTTACATTCGGAGTATCACTCATTTTTCCCCCCTTATCATTTTTGTTTTTGCGTTATTTTTTTTCAACAGGAGGAAGACCTGCCTGTTTCCGCATGGCGTTGATCTTGTCGATATCCGGCTTGTCATCTTTCGCTGGGGCTCCGCCTGAACCAAACCCTGCGACCGTGTCTTTCTTTTCAAACCGGGATTCCCAATCCTGAACCTCTATCGCAACTGCGGTGGTATAGGCTTCAGCATCAAGCGTCCGGTCTTCTTTCAGGAACTTGACATAATCCACTTCGACTTTGGCATGCAGTCCTGCCGGCACCAAGCACCCTTCTTTAGAAAGGGCCGCCTTTAAAATCCCGTCCGCCTGAGCTTTGGTCATCTGCTCAAGGTGAACTGCCTCCGTCTTTTCGTGGTCTTTAATTTTTTCTTTCTGTTCAGCGATGACGGAGTCTTTTTCCTTGTTCTCCGTTTCAAGCGCTGTCACCTTTGCCTCCAGATCCTTCCGCGTATTGTCTTCTTCAGTGATCCCTTTGCGGATTTCCTGACCGACGCTGGCTACAATCGCTGCATACAGATCCGGATTTTCGGTTTTAAAAGTAATAATATCCATTTTACTTTCCACCCCCTTCGCCTTTTTGTTGATTTTTAATGGAAACTGTGACTCCATAAGCGACTGGACAGAATGCTCGAGAACAATCCTGTGTGCAATACCAACCTCAATCGCTTCCCTCCCTGAGAATGTACCCGCTTCAAGGTCTTTAATGGCTTTAAAGCTTTTTCTCAGATATTTCGCTACAAGTTCGGTAAACTCTTTACCGTGCTGATCCACGATCGCCTGGAACTCTTCCCGGGCTTCATCTGTCAGCGGTTTGAACGATGCACCAAGATCTTTCTTTTTGCCATAAATGAACGTCTCGACAGAAACCCCCTCGTTCTTCAGGGCCTCTGAAATATCTTCATGAACAATAATCGAACCAATCGAACCACATCTCGCACCATTGGATACCCAGACCTTAGAGCATGCGGCGGCCAACCCTTGAGCTGCTGAAAAACCATAGTTGTCGATATAGGCAACGATAGGCAACTCAGTTTTAAGGTTATAGATCTCTTCCATAAGATCAAACAGCGGGCCGCCTATTCCTCCGGGGCTTTCAATGTCCATCACGGCGGCTGAAATTTTTCCTGCCTGTTTCAGCTCGACGCATTCAAGCACACAATTCCGTATCGCCTTGTAAGAGGCTTCGTACCCGGCCTTTACCCAGAAATCTTCAGGATCTTCATTATAGATCGGGCCTTTAACCATAAACCTGGCAATCCCGTTCTTAACCGTTACGAAGTTCGCATTTAACTCTGGCACTTCCATAAAAAAGAAATCAGACAAATCGTTACCGGACTTCATCGAAACGATAGCCGATTTTAATTTCTTTAAATATTCCGGATTGATACAAATCGGCTGGAGGGTTAACCGATGATACATCTCGATAAGACGTTCTAGCGTGAGAGCCCCTATGTATTGAGTATTATTCTTTTCCGCCGTCGCCGTCATCTTTTTGCTCCTTTTCAGCTACTTTCTTATTCGGGGCCTTCGGCTCCCCTTCAAGTTTTTCTTGTATCGACTCGGCGTTCATTGAATAAATTAATTCAGGGTATTGCTCTTTCTCTGTGGCATGTCGCAACCGCATCCGGCCATAACCTCCAAACCCCATCAGAGATGCAAGCTTTGACCCTGGCACCCCAAGCGTTTCATTTAACGGTCCATGTTTGCTGCCAAGCAAGGCAGTTGATCTTGTGCCAAGATCGATTGACTCGGACACAGGGAACGACAAATCAACAAACTCCTCTGGGCGGCGTCTCTTATACTTAAAAATAGGCTTCCCGTTTTTAAACGACCAAGCTTCCCGGCGTTTGAACGTATTGGGAAACCCGATAACCTTGTTCATTAAAAAGAAGATGTTCCCCCAAAAGTCGTTAATTAGGAATCTGGAGAAATAGGCAATCTCATCGGCAGTTCTGTCGCTTTGTGGACCACGGGATTCCTTTACAGAAGCGAACGTCCCTTTATTGACCCCCATGATGGAGTTCTCGTTCGCGTTCAATCCGGATATCACCATACCAATAATGTCGGTATCGCTGTCGGAAATGTTGGGTAGCTGAGGATTCTTAACTTCCATCTTGAACCCAGGCGGCAGGAAGAGGGTGCCGCCTGGAGTTTTCGCTGCG